AATAACCCCTATCATGTATATGATGCGCGTCTCGTTCCTCGCCACCCATCATATACAAAGGAGATCACGGCCCAGTCGGACCATGATCTTTTATCGTATCCCACCCACCACCCTACAACGTCGTCAAGGGGTTGTAGAGGGAACTATCCATAAGAGTTTCTTATACTGTTTCAGATGCGTTCCAGCACCGTCTGCCCCAGGTTCGCACTCAGCAGCAACCGCGTCCCACGGATGAAGTCCGTAGGCCGCCCAGCCCCATCATGCTTCAGTGTGTATCTCTGTATCGCACCGACCTCGTGCAGGATGTCGAGTAGGGTGAGGAAACTGTCACTGGGTATTACGTAGCGGCAACGTTGGAATAGCTGATGCCGTGGCACCGGGTCACTCCCAGCCGCAATCAGGTAGGACCGGATGTTGTCGAGGGCCGTCGCATACTTGCTCTTCTGCTCGGCGCTCTCGAAGATGTTAACGCTGTCGCCNTTNANCTCAGACACCAAGTTGATCGCGTCGGTAACGTGTGTTGTGCCGATCTGCCANGTCTGGTCGTTGATGCACAGGCATGCTGCGACACGTAACACNTGTGCGTCCTCGCGTGACTCGAACGCCTGCTTGAACGTGTCAAAGGACGGCTCGCGTGCGTTGTACCAGTCAGTGAAGGTGGTGAGTGCGTCTGCTGACATGGTGATCTCAGGCTGTGATGCGGCCTGTGCACGGATGTGTTGCAGGTCTTGGAGCATGTCTGCCCATTCCATGTCAACACGTGTTGACGACTCTGGCCATGCGATCTTGGCCTTGGGCTTGTTGGAGATGATGAACATGCAGCGTGATGCGAAGCCACCCTCTACGACATTGGGATTGACAGTCTTGAGTAGCCAGATAGGTGTTGAAGCAGACAGGAAGGTGACGTAGACGTTTTGTTGTATGCACTCGCCGCGCGCAATAGTTCCTCCTCCGTGGCGATAGGCAGGACAATCGTATAGGTCAGTGAGCAGTGTCGGCATGTTAGCGACGTAACGCTCTGTGCCAAGGAACACAGCAAGTTCGGAGATGGCAATGCAAAGCTGGCCAGCCCCGTAGGCTGATGTTCGTGTGTGCAAGAGTTCGTCAAGCTTCTCTCCTGTCATCTTGGCATCGACGTAGCCCATGCTGTCGTCGGTGGTGAGCAGTTCACGTGCCATCCTGCCTGCTGTGGTGACGCTGGTTGACTTGCGTGCGATGCCACTGTCGCCAACGAGGATGGTGAAGAAGTTCATGTACACGGGTGCGCGTGGTCGTGCCACTACCACACGCCGTCCGCATGCTACGCTGATCAGCCACATGCCACACCACCAGTCGAAGGCGTGTGCTGTCTCCTGTGTGGACATGAAGCGCAGGTAGCGCCCCATGAATGACTCACGGGGCACCAGCTTGTAGTAGTCAGTCATACTCCACAGAAGGTTCGCAGATGCCAATCGAATGTAGAGAAGCTGATTTCTCCACGGCGCCACGCCCGTTCCATGTGACGGTTCAACCGCCTAAACTTTCGACGCCATGTGCTACGCTTCCTGATGCTGCGCTTCATGTTATACCCTCTTGAGGATTGTCACAACACGGAATCTGTGATTGGTTGACTTAACCATGCCTATCACAGCTTCTATTGTGAATGCGTCTTTGCGATACATCGGCAGCACCTGATCCAACCACACGACATGTGTGTCTGGTTGTAGTCGTTGTAATGCATGCATGACTAAGTTGCGTTTGACCATAGTTGTCTCGTAGCGGTCTGCATCCTCGACTGAGTATGGTGGATCAGCCAACACGAGGTCGTAGTCCTGTAGTGGAATCAGGATAAGTTCTTCTGCGTCACACACGTATGTTGGGTTCATGTCTGGGTTGATGTCCACTGTGTCCCCAGGCATTGCGTCTAAGTCTACCTTACCACTGAACAGGTGCAGCACACGCTTTTTGTCTGGGAACAGTGCACGTATACGCCGCAAGTATCCTGCTGGGTATCCTCCGTAGTATTCAGACTTCACACGGTAGTCGTTGCCCATGATCCACGTGCCAACGATGCGGTTGTCCTCTCCGATGAATAGGCTGCGAGGGAAACCTGTTGTATCCACGTAGAAGTCTATCCGCTCCTGTAGGGTCATACTTTGGCTATCGTAGACCAGCGATGCACACCGTCTGGTCCTGGCTGTGACACACCGAGTTCAGCAGGCACGATCAGTGGCTCCGGTGCGTCGATCCCAGCGAGCCGGTTGCTCACCGAGTTGATCCAGATGGGCTGCTCTGCATGGTGCTTCATGATGGACCGCACAGTAGGCCCATCCTCGTGTCGGTTCAATGCAATCAGTGCATCGTGGACGTTGATGACGATCCGTGCAGTGGGAGGCCAGTCGGGGTCGTCGTGACACTTATAGATGACCGATGAGGTCCAGTCACCGTTGATCGACTGCGGCTCGAAGGCAACGATGGCGTCTAGGGCTGCGTCATCCCAGCGTTCCAGTAGCATCCATCGTCGTCCGAGGGCAGTTGTAATAGCACGGTCCCTGCGGACGAGTGCAACCAAGTCATCCCACCACATGGTGACCTGTGGAGACGCCATGTGATAGAGACGGTAGGCTTGCTCGGCTTCCACGTGTGACAAGCCTGTGACTGTGGCAAGCTTGTCTGGTCCCATGCGGTAGTTGAGTCCGTGACGACACCGCTTGGCAACGTATCGGATGGTCGGGCGTCCTTCCTCGTCCCTATCGCGTCGTGGTACTTGCTCATAGGCTACCCTGAACATGTCACTGGCTAGTGCACAATGCGCATCATACGTCCCAGGATGCAAGCGTGCGTTCTCAAACTGCTGCTTCCACACAGGGATGTNAGCCAGGATCGCAACTATGCGAGCCTCGATCTGTGACATGTCGAAGTAGCTGAGCTCCCAGCCCTCGGGTGCTACGAACATGCCCTTGGCGTTCTCGGGTATGTTCTGCATGTTGAGGCCAGTTCCCCAATGCGTCTGTGAGCTACTCAAGCGTCCGGGAGCGGAGGCGACGCCGGTTTGCTTGTAGGAGCATCGCCACCGTCCGTCGCTGTCGGGTTCGGCGCTGACGTATGTGGATACAAACTTGGCCTCTTGTATGTATCGATCAACGGCGTTGATAAGGTCTCTAGCTGCTGGGTTAGTCCGTGGATGGAGTCTAATACGATCACGATTCTCCTTATCAGTGCTTCTTCCTCTGCCGACCAACTGTAGGTCGTCAAAGAGGAGCTTAGCGAGTTGCTGGTTGCTTCTTGGATTGAAGTTGTAATCAGCAACGCCAGTTGCCACACGAGCCTTGACTTGGCATAGCTCTCTTGCAGCTTCCAGGCTTCGTCCGAGTTCATCGGCGAACGAGGACTTGAGTCTTGCATCGACTGACACTCCGTTGACCGACATCTCGATCAGTTCAGGTTGCAGACGCATGATGTGGTTGAAGAACCGCTCATCCATGCCAGCCTGCTGCAACTCATTGAGCATGCACTCCATTGCCATGCGTGTGATGCAGCAGTCCTTTACGTTGTACTCCCAGAAGGCGTTGATGTCTCCCTCCTCACGCCACAGCTTGCCGTCGTCCTTGTAGTACGGATGGTCCGTGTACTGGGCAGTGATGAAACCCAGATCATGCGGCAGTCCTGGGTATAGGAAATGATGTGCGAGCATCGTGTCGAACCAATGTGCGTGAATACGTATGCGGTCTTTGAACCAGAGCCACGTTGCATCGTAGTGACCATTTTGGGCAACGAGCCGCACCGCAGGGTTCGAGAGAAGTGCTTGTAGTTCGAGACGGATATGGCGTTCCTCGTCCAGCGTGTAATGGTTTTGTCCTTGTGAACGAAAGTTGATACAGATGCCTGTGTCGTTGGTCGGTGCAAAGCCAACACATGCTGTCTCACCAGCCATCGTCTCAATGTCATAGGCAAGCGGCGTAGTGAGCGTGCGTGCATACCGTATGAAATCGACCGCCTCGGTGTAGGTGGGATTGATGTGTGCACGGATAGGTGGAACACTGAACGTCCCCTTGAGTAAGCGTTGCAGCTTGTTGAGGTCCATGCGGAACACGATCTCCATGCGCGGCTCACGCATGACGTGTGCTGGGTTGAACGTGGCCAGGACTTGCACGCGCCTGTCACCGAGCATGATGGGGATGACCGAACCACGCACCTGTGTGATGCCGCTGTAGGAGGTGAGTGCTTCGAGTGCGTAGTTGCCGAGTGCTACCACGTACTCGACATGCGGTAGGCGTTCCAGTTCCTCCTGCAAGATGTGACGCCAGTGCTCAAGCTCCTGCTTGCTGAGTGTAATCTTCTTCTGCTGTGGCATCACGTCGTAGCTCTCAGCCGCTGACACCAGCTTGCGCTTGACGACGTTGGTGATGTACACGTCGTTGCGTGTGAGCTTGTCCTTGCGTAGCATGTCCCACAGGTACTTGCCTGAGCCGCCGATGAGTGGCATGCGCTGCTGCACTTCACGTTCACCGGGTGCCTCGGCTACGACAGCGATGGTGCTGTTGACGCTGCCACCTGCACCGCAGTTGAACTCCAAGCCTGCTGCTTCCACTGCTGCCTTCAGTTCAGCGTTGGCATGTGCGATGTTCTGGTATGGGTCCATCATGAGTGTGTGTGTGTCCCTAATGAGAATGCCCACCCCACACGTGGTGAGGTGGGCATGAGTTACCTGTGTAAGGCGCGTGCTATGACTGCACCTGATTGTCGCCGCTCCTTGCGGTTGGTTGGTATGCGACCCGGCAGGTCAACGACTACCTCTTGTCCATGCGACGCAACCGCCTTCCCCTTGTTGGTGCCAGTGTCGGCGGTGTCACTGGCGGGGACACTAAGAGGGTTGTAGCGTAACCAGTCTGGACACTCTACAAGGATAGTCTTCTCTTTCTCATCCACAGTGAACTGCACCAGGGCAGGAGGGACTGGCACCTCGTTCAGCACGTAGTGACTGAGTGCTTGTGCAGCGATGTTGGTATTGTATGAGGTGTTCACGCCTCGTGTTGTGCCGAGGCTGTAGCCATTCTCGTCTTCCACGAGCATGAGGAAGCCACGATCCTCACCTATACCTTCATGGATGGTGATCCTGCATATGGCACGAACGTATGTCTCTCCGGTCTTGTTCGTTCGTTGAGATGCTACTTCCTCTACAGCCCAACCCACCTGTCTGACCAGCGATGGTGTCATGGAGATGTAGATGCCTCGTGGTATTCCTGTCTCCTGTCCGGTATGGAGGTGCGAACCCATACGTAACTCGGCCACTGATAGGTTGCGTGGTCCTACTGCACTCTTGCTGATCTTGACGAAAGCCATGTGTCACTCCATTGGTTAGCCTGGGAACTTGGTTGACTTGGCAATGCTCTGCATGTCTGCGAACACCGTGCACTGCTGTCTGGCACGTGTGATGGCTGTGTAGAAGTTGCGGCGTGACTGCGACCACAGAGTGGACTTGTTCATTACGTAGCACACGTGCTGGAACTCTGAGCCTTGGCACTTGTGTGTTGTCAGGACGTAGGCATGGTCGATGTTCCTCCTTGGGTCTTGCTCCACGACGGTGCCGTTCTCACGTACGATGATGACCAGTGGTGGCACCACGACCGTTCGGTCACCAAAGTCTATCTCTACACTGCCGTCCTCGAAGTTGATGTTGTGGACGACACCGAGTTCACCGTTGAATGCGTATGCCTCACCTGTGCCATCGAGGTCGTAGCTGTTGGCGGTGTACACTACCTTGCTGCCAACCTGCACACGGATGGGACCGACATCCTTCTGCACCCACCTGTGGCGTGGCAGTTCGATGAACGGTCGTGTGCGGTCCCAGAACATGGCCTGCACTACGAGGTTGAGGCGTTGCGTGCCGATCCATGACTTGTTCATGGAGGTGATAATCTGATGATCAACGTCTGCGTATGAGTGTCCTTGCGCAAGGGACAACTCGACAAATTCCTGCACTGCACGGACAGGCTGATCGGTAGTTCGCATGTGGAAGTCATCAGTCGAACGTGGCATTCTGCCGAGCAGTATCTGCGAACCATTGCGCGCAATACCCGAGCCAGCGTCGTGGCGGTGGATCGTGTCGAGTGTAATTCCATCGAACTTCTCTAGCATGCGTTGGAACGAACTCGGTAGCTGGTCCAGTCTACGGTCTTCCTCGATTGGCTTCAACTGGTTGGCGTCACCGAACATGCAGATGCGTGCGCCGGGCTTGAGTGCAGCGAGTAGGCTGTCGTGTATCTCCTGGTTCACCATCGCGTACTCATCAGTGAGCAGCACGTCGTAGTGCAGTGGGCGTCTGCGGTTGTAGCGTGGTCCGGTGCTGACCTGGACTGTCTTCTTGTTGCCTGTGAGTTCGTCCTCCACCTCCACCTCGTCAGGCATGCCGTAGCCAAGCAGTCGGTGGTTGGTGACAGCCTCTAGCTGCGTAGCCTCACGTATGCGCTTGGCTGCCTTGCCTGTTGGTGCACTGGATTGCACGCTGTAGCCTGCGTCACGTAGACGCTGTGCAACCTCACGCATCATCAGTGTCTTGCCTGTACCTGCCTTGCCTGTCACTGCTACGACACGTCTGCTCGTGTCACAGCATGCTTCGATAGCCTTGGTCTGGGTTTCGTCCCACTCAATCACGTCTACCATGCCGTGGCTCTCCTAATGCAGGATGTCAGTGGATAAGGAAAAGGCCGCACCTGTTAGAGTGCGGCCTCCCTTGCGCTACACGGGTGCGTAGTGCTCTACGCGGCCTGGGGTTGTGTAGCCGCAACCGATGACCCGCCGCGTCCTGCCGGTACAATGCCGCGCAGGTAGAATACGTGCGGCTGGTTACCGCCCTCTACGATCTCAAGCACCTTCTCGGCACTGCGTTCGACAGACACCACCTTGATGCGCTTCTTGTCGAATGCCATCGGCTGTCCCTGCTCATCGAGGACCTGCACAATGAAGAAGGCAGGACGTGGCGGCGACGGACGGCGTGGCCTGCGTGCGCGTGATGGCTTGCTTGACGCGTCAGGTGCGGGCATGCCGGGTGCTTGGTTGAGTGCTGGTTGAGCCATGAATACTCCCTTGGTTGGTAGTCAACACGTGTTGACTGTAGAGTGGGCAGTCACAGAATGCAACCGTTCATTCATATCACGGCGCAAGAATGCGTGCAATTGTTGGTCGCTGCTCGCCTTCATACTCCTGATGTGCAATGTCGATGGTGCCACGCAGACCCACGAGTGCACCCAGGTCCAGCTTGCGACCACGCGGACCACCGACGTTCTCAAGGAACTTACGCCAACGGTAACGCATGGTGGGCGTGTCTTCAGTGGTGAGACGATTGTACATCAGCACTGTGCCGTCGGGATCACCCTCAGTGAAGTCGGCAGGGTATGAGTCTGAGTTCACACGGAACGTCACCTGCACGTACTCGTTGCCTGTTGTGGCTGATACGCGCGTCTGCACACCAACAATCTCCGCTGGGTAGGGACCGACTGGCAGTGGCGGTGGTGGTTGTGCGTCGCTGATGTCCTGTGAGAACTCAAGTATGGATGTCGAGTGAGACATTGAGGTTGCTCTCTCCAAGCTGTTGCCTATATACAGGCGTGACTCCATTGGAAGTTCTTGGGGTGGCATGTGACAGACAAACTTGCCGGTGGTCAGTGTGGCCACCGGTCATTTTGGCAGTGGTAACTTGTTGCCCTTCCCGTCCTTCCACGTCGTGAACCATCCGCTGATTGTGTCTCCTTTCCTCGTGTTAGGATCGTAGCGCCACTCGAACTCGGGTTGTGTGGCGTTGAACAGTCGTGTCTTCATCGGCTTACGCATGCGGCACGGACGCACAGCGATGATGCGCTTGTTGCCATCGTCACGCACGTGCCACACCTCGTTGAGCCGAAGCCCGAGTTGGTTAGCGGTGCCCTCAGACAGTGCCAGTGTGATCGACAGCACACGGCCCTCGTCGTCACGGTCTGGTGCGTTCTCGTGTGTGGTGAAGCACACGTTGCGGTCCAGGGCACCGGTCACTTGCATGGCTGCTGTGGCGATACGCAACATCATGGAGTTGCGCCACGTGTAGCCATGCATGCCTGGTTGTTCGAGTGATGAGCGTTGGTTGCGTGTCACTGCCTCACGCAGTGCCATGTATGCGAGTGTGGTCATGCTGTCCCACACCACCGTCTCCACCTCAGCATGCTTGCGTAGGTAGTCACCGAGGCCGTATGGATCAGGTGTGCGGAACTGCGTCATGACAGTGACTGGGTTCTCTGCACTCAGGTCCAGCACACTCACGTCGTCACGTCCAGCGAGTGACAGTGCACCGTCTGGGTCGAACTGCACGAACAGCTTGTGTCCTGGCATGGTTGCAGCGAGGGTCGTCTTGCCACACCCGGCGTCTCCCCACAGTAGCATTGCGAGACGCATGTGTGTCGCATCTGGTGTGAGAACTGGCACTCCACCGAGGCGTGGTGGTCCGTCACTCAT